ACTCTCCACCCGGCCGGCCACTGACCCGGAGGCCCGTATCTCCTCGATGACCTTGGCCTGGACCGGCGTCAAAACTCCTCCGGGCCGCTTGACCTCCATCGCGTAGAACCGCCCCTGGTATGCGACCAGTAAATCCGGGGTGCCGACTTGTTGGAATGGCGACCCGTGGACGTTGAATACCCACGCTCCCATACTCCGGAGGTGCTTGATTATCTGCCGTTGGATCACTGACTCTTTAACCATTTCCGGGGCCTCGCATTAGCTCGTCGTTTAAGATAAGCGGCATCGTATTCGTCGTGGTCTTGACCATTCATAAAACAAGTAAAACAGAGACGGTTCTGCCATTGCCAGGTTTCATGGGGGGCGTCTTTATATGAATGCAGACCGATCTCAACCTCTAAACGCTGGATCACGACTTCTGCTAACAATATGGACACCTCAGATGGCACCTGTCGCAGTACTCCCGGTTACATGTCCTGCATTTCACCCAGTTATGTGGGTGGTTAGTAGCGATAAAAGCTCCCCCTCATCACATGCCCGGACGAACCCGGCACGGTTCTCTATCAGGTACCGGCCATTGAAGAATCTCCTGACCATGTAGCAGGTCTCCTGCCAGCAGCCATTGGGGTTGGAGCACTCGCCGTTTCGCATCAGGGCTGCATGCTCTTGTCTCTGAGACTGGGTGATTCGCAGGCCTACTCTATCTCCAACTGCGATCATGCTAATTCCTCCTGTACTTTGGTTGCGATCCCTTTCCCTATTCCCTCGATCTCCAGCCACTGCTCCAAGGGGGCGTTCACCATGGTGCGGACACTGTCGAATGTCTCCTCCACCAACAGGCTCCGCTCCCAGCCTATGCCGGGCAGTTCCTTGGCCACCCGGCGCACCAGGCTAGGCGGCTTGGGCAGCAGACCAGACACCGGCGAGGTGTAGAACTTCTTGAGGCTGCTGTGCTCGGTAGTCTGGAAGAACTGGTAGACGCCCTTGATCACCGCCGCCGTCTCCTTGACGTTGGCCGACTGCTTCACCTGTACCCCCAGCAGGTAGTGCAGCTGGTTCAGGTAGGCCTCGAGCCTTGTGCGGTGCATGCCGGTGGGGACCCAGTTCCTGCCCCGGCGGTACTGCACCTGGCCACCCTTGTCGGTGCGCCAGACAGACTCCAGTATCAGGAAGTAGTAGTCGAACCCCGCTTCGTTGGCCGCCTGCATCTGGGCGACGTGCCTGCCGTCATCGATGCAGTTGACCATGTCTTGCATCTTCTTCCGCTCACCGCAGACCTTGACCTGACGGTCCTCGGTGACGCCAGTGAAGATGAAGTCGCCGTAGGGTATGGGCGCTGTCACCGCCAGATCTCCCAGGGGCTTCAGGAGATCTTTGTCATTGGACGCTGTCGTTAGATAGATCATCCTCCCTCCTTCGGTGCTTTCTCTGTAGGTCGTTGACCGGGCGCACCAAGTAGTACACCCGGCCACACAGTATGCAAACAAAACCAGGGTAGTCCCCGTCGAAACTGAGCCAACCCTGGCAGGCTTTACAGACTAGCCGTGGATCAGGTCCAGTAGCATACCGAAGTCGAGCATGTAGGGCATCCCTCTTGGCTCGGTGGTCATCTCCTGAGCCAGCACCTTGCCCATCAGGTTTGGCTTGTGGCGGCAACTGCGTACCTCCGCCGAAAATACAGGTCCGTTGTCGGTGTCTTCCCGCTTGGTCCTGAGCACTGCCTGAACCTGGTAGGGCAGGTCACTCCAGCCTTTCATCTCGGGGACGCCTGTGTGGAAGTCCTTGCCTAGCTTGTGCAGCAGGATCGTGTTCATCTTGGACTTCGACGCCAGCCGGAGTATCTCCCGGAGGTCAGAGTAGCACTTGGCGTACTCGTGTGGTTGTACCTGGGCCAGCTTGCCGAAGTGGGCCAACCGGGCTATCTCGTAGGCCTCGGTGAACGTGTCGATCACCAGGGTGCCCTCTTCCAGTTGCAGTGCCTCGCCCACCCTGGTCAGCAGGTCGGCCCAGATCTTGCCGAACCTGTCCATGACGTCCCTGTGGTTGCCCAGCTTCTCGGGCTGGTCAACCTGGTACCAGAGCAGTTCCTTCGAGAACTTCTCGATGACTCCCTCGGTGCCCACGTCCAGGTCCAGGTAGATTATAGGCTCGGGCGCGGTCATGGCTAAGTGGGTCTTGCCGGTCTTGTCCCAGCCCTCGATGCTGCATACCAGACGCCTGGGGGCGGCAGGGGCTCCGGCCTGCCACCCATTCTCCTTGAGTGAATCTATCGTTGTCGCCTTTACGGTCGTCACTCCTTGCCTCCTGTCTAGTTTCTGACATAATCTTTGACATTGGTCAGCATGGTCCAGTTCTCCAGGAGCTCATGCGGCTCGAACTCTATGACGTGCAGCATGAACTCGGCATTGGGAGGACCCCTCCTTGGCAGGTAGACTATCGGCATCCAGAGCGTGGTGCAGACCGTCATGAAACAATAAGCCATGCCCTGGGCCATGTACCGCCAGTTGCTGGAGGGGTCCTCGGGGGAGGCATGCCTCGACTTACACTCCACCACCGCCCTCACACCTCCCCCTTCACTAGAAACCAGTATCCCATCCAGGCTACCCGTCACATCGTCCACAGTCAGCACTTGCTGGGGTTTGAATACCAGTCCCTTCTTCTGGGCCAGCTCGTGGATGGCAGGCCGCACCATCCACTCTACGAGCCGACCCAGGGCCATGATGTTGACCTGCTGGTCGGACGGCTCCTCGTTGCCGTACCAGCGGTTGCCGGTCAGCTTGGCGCTGGCGTTGACCAGTGTGCTGACGTGCAGGCCACTGCTACGGGTCTGAGGAGGGTCTGCCAGGTCAGCCGCATGGTCCAGTGACAGTTGTACTGTCTCGACGTCCATCAGCGCACGAACTTCTCACCGCTGGAGTCGAGGGTGATGCCGACCTTGCCTAGCTCGTCCACCAGCTCGGTGGAGAACACCAGGTTCATGATGGCCTGCTTGTGCTCCTCCGGCACGTCATCCCCGAAGGCAGCCATGGACAGGGCCTTCCTGGTGGCGTCGGTGCCGTTGGACAGCATGCCGTTGACCATCTTGACTGCGGTGGTCAGGGCGTCCCCACTGGCAGGGGCCTGAGCTGTTGCGGTGGGAGCAGCAGACGAGGGAGTCTCGCTGTCCCAGGGGTACTTGAAGATCTCCTGCGGCAGGATAAGCCTGCTGTCCTTGTCGGTCTCTGATCCCTGGTCCCAGTACGCAGACAACCCTACGAAGGACTTGGTGATGTCGCCACCCTTATCGAATCGGTCGTCGGGGTAGCCGACTCTGACCATCTCCTGTATCAGCTTGGCGAAGTTGCAACGCTTGTTGATGCTGGGGCCGTCTAGCGTGGTGCCCCCGTTGCCGGGCTGGAAGCGGTCGGGGCTGCCTACGCTGTAGACCTGGGGGAAGACGGTGCCCTCCTCGTTCTGGAGGTCCAGTATGGCGGCCATGGTCTTGGCGTCGCCGCCGAACTGGGACTTGACTGGCTTGCCTTCCTTGTCCTTGTACTCGTACAGGTCGAACCGGGCTGCTGTTACCACCAGGTTGCCTCGTGGAAAGTCTCCCCCCTCGGTCTGGTCGCCTAGATTGAATGTCAACGGTGCCATCGCACCCTCCTTATTCCCCTTGTAGGGGTAGTGGTTGTGGTATCCGCCTTGCGGACGCAGTGACTCGTTCTTGAAACCATTTGGGAGCGAACTCCCGGTACTTGGGCCACCACCATTTCCAGGAGTCATCCACCACCAACACCTGGCAACGGTCTCCCTCATTCCTGGTGCCCCTGCCTGTCTCCTGTACCAACGTCTCCATGGCCAGTTGTGCTGTCCACTGCGAGTCCTCCTTCGACCTCGCTTTGGTTACCAGGTTGGACGTATCAGGGTAGGGCACCTTGCCGACGATTATGTATTCAGCTTCCTCTCCTGGGAAATCCCACCCGGTGGTTACTGAGGGGGACACAAGCACCGCTGGTGGAGCGGCCTGCTTGAACTGTTCGACAACCTCGGCCAGGTTACGGGTACGGTGGGTGAACATCTGGTGGCTATAGGCCGACGTCGCCTTGAGGAATTCAGCCCGGCCATAGCTCACGGTGAAGATTATTCCCTTACGGTCTTGACGGTCGGCAATGATCCGGTCTATCTGCGCCGTCCACTCGTACATCTCATCGTCGCTGGTACGGTGGTTGACCCTGACCGTGGGGATATGCGTGATGGGTGTCTGACTTGGCGGGAACGGGGAGCCTGCCTCGATCCACTCCCCCTCCACTCCCAGGCCATCCATCATCCTTGGTGTCAGGATAGCTGACATCAGCAGGACTTTGGGCACATCCCGGAACAGGAGATGATTATAATCTCGAGTCCA